GGATTGATAGATCAAGCGGCAGCGGTTAAACGCGTGCTTGAAGCTGGACACATTGAGGACATTGAGGAATTGATGCCACAGGCTGACCCGCAAGCCCAACAGATGCAACAACAGATGCAAGAAATGCAGATGTTGGATGCAAGCTTGAGTATTAAGCTGAAAGCGGCTGATATTGACCTTAAATTGTCAAATGCTATAAAGAACATAGCGCAGGCAGAAGGCGAAGAAGATGGCAGGCAGATGCAAGAATATATTACAGGTCTGCAAGCCATGAAGCAGGAAATAGAAAATCACCAACAAATGAAACAGCAGCAGGAGACACCACCGAATGACCAACGAGGACCTGGACTTGTGGCGCAGTGACCCCACAACGATTGCAATCTTTAAGATAATGAGGAAAAACGCGGATGAAAAGGAACGCAGCTTGAAGGAACAATGGTTTCATAACCCAACGGCTGACCTATCCGCAGATGTTGCGTATCTAATTAACTACAACGCAATTCTACACAACCTTTCAAGCCCAGACGCGGCCCTATACAATGATATGGCAGGTGTTTCATGAATGCCACAGGCATACGCCCGCAATCGCATCGCATTTTAATCGAGCCAAACCGCGCAGATGAAAAGACAGAGGGCGGGTTGTTTCTTCCGACGGAAGTGCAGACCAAAGACGGCCACGCGCAAACCAAAGGGCGCATTGTTGAACTAGGCCCAGAAGCGTTTGACGATTACGGCGGGGAAGCACCCAAAGCAGGTGATATGGTTTACTTTAACCGATACGCGGGCGCAAACACCACAATCAAAGGCAACGACGATTTGGATTACTGGATAATTATAGACGGCGATATTCTTGCAACAATCGAGGAATGAAAACATGACAGACGAAATAAACCAAGTAATTGAAAGCAGTGAGGGCGCGGAAGAGCAAGTGTCTGAAGCTGTCGAGGAACAAGCGGTTGACGAGTACGCAGAAGAGGCGAAAACCTACGGATGGGTAGACGCAGAAGATTTTAGCGGAGATGGCAACCACATGAGCGCGGAAGCGTTTATGACGCGCGGCCCTGGCACTTCTAGGAAGTCACAGGCTGAAAACGCGGCACTCAAAAAGCAACTATCATCTATGGAAACTGACTTTGACGCGCGGTTTAAGCGCATGGAAGCGGCCAACCAAGCACGCATGGACGCGGAGCTAGAAACGCGAATGGCAAAGATCGCCAAGCAAAAGCTTGCGGCGGTAGAGGATGGCGACGTTGACGCATACAAGGCATTGGAGGCTGAAGAACTAACCAAAGAAGCCAAGCCAACTGTTGATGGGTTGTCGCCTGAAGAGCAGGGCGCGATTGAAACGTGGATAGAAAAAAACCAATGGTTTAAAGAAGATCGTGCGGCGTCACAGACAGCGACACATGACTACGATACATTTAAGTCGCGTGGCCTATCGCCAGCGGAGGCTTTGGAAAAGGTAACGGAGCGCGCACGCGTCAGACACCCATTTTTGTTTGATGCACCAGCGGCAGCGGTTGCCGCTAAGCAGACAGTTGCAGCGGTTGACGGCGGTGGGTTATCCCGTAGCGCAACGGGGAAAAAAGGATGGGGTGATATTCCAGTAGAAGATCGTAAGCTTGTCGCCCGCCAAATACAAGACGGCGAGTGGGATGCGCTGGCAGCGAAGAGCAAAGTAACACCGCAAGCAGCATTTGCGGAATCATATTGGAGTCAAGATAATGCGTAGATCAGGGGAAAATAAAACAGGCAATGCAGCCAAAGAAGCGGGCGGAAAGCCAGTCGAAAACAAGGGCCGTGAGAGGCGTCGGCAGGCTGGATCGGGCGGAGTGCAACAAAGGCTTGCATTACCGGCGGGTTTAAGCGATAATGCAGAGTATGAGTTTCGCTATGCAATCGACTACGGTGCAAGGCTTCAAATACTATATGAACAAGATTGGGACTACGTGAACAGCTCTGGTGAAAAGCTAGATAGAAAAGACGAAAGCGTTCACAAAGTACACACGGGGAGCAATCCCGACGGATCGCCACAGTTTCAATACTTGTTGCGAAAGCCACGCGAGTTTTACCTTTCAGATAGGAAGGAAATACAAGCGAAGATTGATGAAAATATGAACCAAATCAAACTAGATGCGGAAGCACCCACTGGAACGCGTTATAAAACAGACGCAAATATCCGAATGGGCTAGTGTTTCGCTTCATTTTTTCGGAGGCCAATCATGGCAAACACTGACAATGCAAAAGGGCTACGGCCCGTTAATACGATGGGCGGGGGTACTTTTAGCGGTAAGATGACACGGTATGTGTTCTTAGCCGCTACTGGTACAGCCGCTTATGTTGGTGGGCTTGTAAAGCCCGCTGGCTCGGCTGACGCTGATGGCGTTATGGATGTAACAGGTAACGTTTCTACAGGAGACGCCGTTTTGGGCGCGATTGTTGCGATTGAACCGGTTACGGCTGACTCTCTTACATACCGCGCGGCTTCAACGCTTCGTTATGTATGGGTTGCAGACGATCCAAACCAAATGTTCGAAATCCAAGAAGATTCTGTTGGCGGCGCACTAGCTATCACAGACATTGGCAACACTGCTGATCTTACTGGCTTTACGGGCGGTTCTACTGTCTACGGCAATTCCACAATGGAAATCGACACTTCTACCAAAACCGCTTCAGGTGACGGTACGCAAGATGTTCTTATCCTTGGTCTTTCTCAACGGGCAGACAACGAAATCGGCACAAACGCTAAAGTATTGGTTCGCTTAAACAACCATTTCTTCGTTGACGCACAGGCAGGAGCATAAATCATGGCAGTAATTACAACAGGCAACCACCCCAAGGCACTATGGCCAGGTGTTAACAAGTTCTGGGGTACATCTTACGAGAAGCACCCACTTGAATGTATGGAAATCTTTGATGTGAAATCGTCTAGCAAGGCATACGAGGAAGATGTTGAAACTCTTTCCTTCGGCCTTGCACCAGCTAAGGCACAGGGTGCCGGCGTTGCTTACGATAGTCACTCACAAGGCCCAACAACACGTTACACGCACGTCGTGTACGGCTTAGGCTACATTGTGACCAAAGAAGAAATCGACGATAACCTTTACGAGAAAGTATCCCGTGATCGTGCCGCGTCTTTGGCTTTTTCCATGCGTACAACCAAGGAAACTGTTTCAGCTAACGTTTTGAACCGTGCGTTTAACTCAAGCTATACAGGTGGCGATGGGGTTGAGTTAATATCAACTGCACACGTTACCGATAATGGCACGCAGTCTAACCACTTGACAGTGGCGGCTGATTTGTCAGAGGCGTCATTGGAAGATTTGATCATTCAAATTAACCAAATGAAAAACTCTACAGGCTTGGCTATTGCTGCGCGTGCGCAGAAAATGATCATCCCTGCAACTTTGGAGTTTGAAGCACAGCGCATCTTGGGTTCAGCACTGCAATCCGGTACTGCAAACAATGATACAAACGCTCTGCGCTCTATGGGCATTATGCCACAGGGCTTTAGTGTTAATCATTACCTGACAGACACGGACGCATGGTTCATTAAAACGGACGTTGAAAACGGTTTGACAATGTTTGACCGTACCAAGCTTGCGTTCACACGCGATAACGATTTTGATACAGAAAATGCGAAAGCAAAATGTATCGAGCGTTATTCAGTTGGCTGGACGGATTGGCGTTCAATTTTCGCTTCACCTGGCGCGTAATCGCAGGAAACGTATAATTTGATCAGGCGGCGTTTGTCGCCTTTTCTAAACTAAAACGCTAATAAGGGGTTAATCCCATGACAACTACAAACTTTCCAAACGGAATCGTCGCACCGGTTTACAACACGTCAGGTGTTGCCGTTACTGCTATTGTTGACCTTACAGATAACAGCGGCGGCACTGGCACTGACACTATCGCGGCAATCGGCGGCACGTATTCACAAACAGAAGTTCGCAACGCTATCGCGAGTCTTTCTGATAAAATAACAGAGTTGAACGCGGCACTACAAGCGGCTCAAATTACGGCTTCCTAGTCGTTAAGGGGCGGCTATATGTGCCGCCCTACTAATTAACGGAGGTTTGGCTTTGGCCGATACTGTGACATCACAAATTCTAGTTGACGGTGAACGAAATATCGTGATGAAATTCACGAATGTTTCTGACGGTACGGGCGAGTCTGAAGTTAAAAAGGTTGATGTTTCCGAGTTGGTAGGCGCCCCTGATACGGTGCGAATTGACAAGGTTACATTTATGACCAACGGGATAGGTGTTCGGATAGACTGGCACGGGGAAACAAATGTGCAGGCTATGAGACTGCCACAAGATACAAGTGACACGATTAATTTGCGGCGTTATGGGGGTGTTGTAAATAATGTTGTTGCGGGGAAAACAGGGGATATTTTATTTACCACGACTGAAACCGCGTTGGCGGGTGATGGGTACACAGTGATTTTAGAAATGGTTAAAACATAATGCCACAAAAGGTCATCATAGTTGACGAGCTTGGGGCATTTGTAGAGCAAGAAAACCCACAAGAGGTCACGCAGGTTGACGAACTTGGGGCGAGTATCAACGCGCAAAACCCGCTGGATGTTGGCGGCACTGCAAGCGAATTAATATCAGAAGTGTTACACCAGATTTTAGACGAGGCTAGACTAACAAATAAACTATTGATGGAAATGGGCAAATGAGCGAACTACGACTAAAAGACGGCACTGGCGGCAGTAGTGTTGCCAAGGTTAACACAAACAACCGATTGAACGTTGAATCTGTTGCTACAACTCAACAGGCGCAAGCTAGTTTCGAAGGTCGCGGGTATAACCTAAACACTGGTGACATCGCACTGACGTCGGCTGGCACAAGCGCGGTTGCGTACTTTAAATATACTGGCCTAACGTCTTTTAATATCGCCAATATCGCAGTAGGTGTTGGGGCTATGGGCGGCACTGTTGACGACCCCGTTTTAATCAAGGTAATTCGTGACCCTTCAGGCGGTTCGATTGTTGACAACGCAGTGGCCGGTGATATGAACGCCAATCGTAATTTCGGGAACCCTTCTGGATTGACGGGCTTTTTCTATAAGGGCGTTGAGGGTGACACATTCGTCAACGGCACTGACATTGCACAATTTTATACAAACGGCAATTCCCGCCTGTTCGCTGGTGTTGATTTTGTTATCCCGCAAGGTACGGCCATTGGCATTGAAATAACACCAAATGCGGTAAGCGCGGGCAATATTTACGTTGCCTTCATTGGTCATGAAACGGAGGATGTATAATGGACGTTACACTT